TTCACAAGGTTGGATCAACGAGCAAAAGACTGCTATAAATATACATACGGAACAAAGTAAGAATTGTAACACACAAAATAAATTAATAGATGAAAACTTTTGACATTAAATTACCAAAAACGATTAACGATTATAGAATTTCACACCTTAAAGCATTTGAGGATGCAAGTTTTAAAGAAGATAATATCACTTTAAACACAAAAGTTTTATTCTTAGCGAACATTACCCTAGTATCTGTCAACAAATTAATGACAATAGATGTAAACGACATTAATGCAATGTTCACTTATTGTATTTCTTTATTCTCAGACTTCAAAATGTCAGGCAAAGCACCTAAAGAAATCAATATTGATGGGCAAACATTTGTATTTGTTGATCCGAATAAAGCTCCAATAGGATTTCATATTGATTGTCAGCATTCAGACTTCGCTAAAGATCCGATTTTACTCGCTACAACTTGCTATATTCCTAAAGGTACGACATACGGAGAGTTAGATATTAATGATAATATCGTTTATCCTCGTTCTAGTAGGTACGATATTTTTAAAGAACATTTTAGAATGATAGATTTCATTGAGTTGAAAGGTTTTTTTTTGAAGAAATTCGTCGAATTAATAGACAATTATACGGAGAGCCAAAAGATAGTAAAGAAACTAAACCGAATCAATATGCGTGGCACGAAATAATACACGAAGTATCAAAAGAATTTAATATAACGTGGAATGATGTGATAAAAATGAATATCTTTGTATTCAATAGCAGAGTTAAATTTTTAACACATTTAGTTAAAAAGAAACAACTAGAGCAAAAAGCGTTAATTAAAAGAAGGTGAAAGTAAACGAAGCAGACATATTAAATGGGTTGAACGTAGGGAACGCTAAAGACGTTTTAAACGGTGAATCTAATAGTCCGCTAGGTAATTTACTTGTCAAACTTAATCAAGCGATTATAGACGATTTACAACAGTCTATTCAAGCAAGAGATATTAATGCTAGTAGAAACTTATCACAAGGAATAACACCATCCGACGTAATTATTAATGGTAATGAAGTTGAGGTTAATATCTCAATGGATTTTTATTGGAAGTATATCAACTATGGTGTTAATGGTACAGAGCAAAATAATAACGCACCAAGTTGGGGAGCATCTCCTTCACAAACTTTAAGTTTTCACGATTCAATATTAGCGTGGAAAAGTGATCGAGGTATTACATTACCATCTAACTTTGATGATTAAGATTCTTTTGCGTGGGCGATCCAAACTAACATTAAAAAGTATGGTAAAAAAGCACGTCCATTTTATGACGATGTAATTAATGAAAAATTAGTAAAAGTATTAGAAGAACCTATTAAAAAATTATTGGGCGAATCAATTAAATTAACAATAGTAGCACCATGGCATTAACAATTCATTCAAGTCCACAACTTTACACACCTTCCGACAATCCTATCGTTTGGAGGTTTTCAAGTAATTTAACCACTACCGCAAACTTTAGCTATCTAGTTGAATTGTATGTAAGTGGATCATTAACTGGAACACATCAGGTTTATCCCGAAGTTGGTATTTACTCCCATTTCGATGCAAGTGATGTACTTAAAACAATGTTAAGTATTCCAACTATTAATCAGGCTACATTTACTGCTGATGCTTTAAACAATAGGACAGCGTATATAATTATTAAAGAGTATTACGGAACGACACCATCATTACACGCAACAGTAACAAGTTCAACGATAAATGTATGGAAGGCTAGATTAGATAATAAAGAGTTTAGTAATTTTGACTACACAGATTACAACGGTGTAAAGTTTTTTACTGATATGCCTAACGACACACTTGTAAGAGAGGGCAATAATTACTTAGTAACTATAATGACTAACTACAATGTAAATGTTTATGCTAAATTGTATAATTCAGGCGGTACATTGTTAGATACTATTACAACAACTGCTAATAATAAAGTAACTCAGATCAATCTAAACACCGATATATTAGCAAGTGCCTTTACTTCGACAACTTCTTACATTGAATATTACGTTACTGATGTAGCGACTGGGTTGGTAGCTTCTGAAATAAAAAGATTCTACATAAATAGAACGTGTCAGAATGGATTTCCTTTGTATTGGATCAATAAATACGGTTCATTTGATACTTTTGATTTTAGTTTTAATGCAATCTATTCAAGCGAAATAAGTTCTAAGACATATGAGAAGCAATTTGGCGAATGGGTTAATAATGTTTACACGTTTGACGCTTCAAATAGTGGTGTTTTAAGTTACTTTAAAAGTGCAAATGATAGTATTCAATTGATTAGTAACTACATTAATCAAACTACACAGAATTGGTTAGTATCAACTTGTTACTTATCTCCAGTTGTTTATATTTTAGACACTACATATGACAGAGTAACGATTGAAAACACAGCATATACAGAGAATCAAGACAGATTTTTAGAAGAATATACAGAGATAGTTACTTTAAAATTACCAAACACTAGAAAAAGTTTAATAGTATGATAGGAAGATTACAAGTAAACGGTGTTGAAATAGAATTAACAGAGGGTGTTCCGTTCCCTTTGAATTTCTCTATTGCTGATATTAAAGAACCTAACAAACGAAAACGAAATTACTCTAAATCTTTAGCTATATCAGGAACAAAAAAGAATTTAGATTTCTTTAGTTCTACTTATTTGCTTTCACTTTCAACAGTTAATGGTACGACAAATGTAGGTTTCGACTTCGATCCGACATTGAGAGTTCCTGCTAAGTATTGGAGTGATAACGGTGAACTATTGTTTAATGGTTTATTTCAATTGGAACAAGTTACTATATCAGGTGGAAATTATGTATTTCAATGTAAATTGTTTAGTAATTTCATCGACCTATTTATGAAGTTAGGAGATTTAAAAGTTTCAGAATTAGGATGGAGTGAATATAACCACGCATTAACTAGAACGAATGTAGCAAATAGTTGGGCGACATCAGTAAAGGTTAACGGATCAGACACTTCAAACTTTAGCGGTGGATTGCCTTTGGGCTTTGGTTATCACTACGGAATGGTAGACTATGGATATAGTGATAAAAGCACAATGAAGATAAACGATCTAGCACCATTGGTTTATAAACGTGAAGTATTTAAAAAGTGTTTAGCGGTTTCAGGGTTAACTTGGGATTCTGATTTTTTAGATAGTTCATTCTATAAAAAGCATTTGTTAGGTTTCGGTGGTGGTGATAAGATAGGTTATCCAACTAACGAGATTAATAATAGGCAATGTAATTTTAGTGGAGCTTCTGTAAATACAGGTCAAGATTATTCGTATGTTTCTGTAAGTGGTGGAGAATACTTATATAGTGTTTACAAAAAAGTAAATTATTTAAACGATATTAATGCAGAGATTTCATTAGTTACCGACAACTACAACCAATATTATAAAGACTATTTAAACCCATTAAATGGAACTAATGGACTTATCAGAATACAAAAGGAAGGTTTATATAAATTAAATGTTAATGATATATTTTACATTAATGAATCACACGGTACAATGGTTTTTCAACGTGGAACTTTTGACTCTAAATTTATCATTGAAAAAAACGGATCAGTAATAAAAGAAGTTATTGCAACACAAGGAACGACAACGTGGGAAAATTTAACAGTTGATTTAGACCTTAATTTAGATTTAAAGCAAGGTGATTGGATAACAATGTATGTTGAGATTGTTAATTATGTATTCTTAACTCCATTCAATATTTACAGTACTTTTGCTCCTATGTCTTTATCATATACAAATGATTTAACACAATCTATTAATTTACAATCAATTCAAGCGAGTTTAATAACTGGTGATACAGTTGAGTTGAGCAGATTCATCCCTGACTTAAAAGCAAGTCAATTTTTGGAAGCAGAACTATTAATGTACAATCTTTATTTAAGTGATGCCGATATTAATGGAGTGGTTAAGATTGAACCGTTAAAAGATTACTATCAAGATACGACTGAATTTATAGACATAACAGACATAGTAGATTTTTCAAAAGATATAATTATAAAACCGGCATCCACAATTGAAGGTAAGAGATATAAATTTCTTTGGGCAGAAGATAAAGATTTCGACAATGAAGCATATAGAAGTACTTTTAATTATGGATATGGTGATCATACTTACACCGTTCCAAGTACATTTCAAACGGGAGATAGAGTTTATCAATTACCGTATGCACAAACAGTAGTAAGAGATAATATACCACCATTTGTAAGACCTAGAATTGTGAAGTCTAATGCTAACGTAATACAACCGTTTAAAGGTAAACCTAGAAACTATATATGGAACGGTTTAAAGTCAGGTGCGTGGAGATTAACAGATACTGATGGAGTTCTATATACAGACTATTCAACTTATCCGTGTGTGCATCATTTCGATAATTATCAAAATCCTACCTTCGATTTAAACTGGGGACTGCCTATCCAACTTGCTTATAAAAATAGTGTAGTTACAACTGATAACCTTTACAGACGTTACCACGAAAGGTTTATAAAAGAGATAACGGGAAAAGATTCTAAATTAGTTGAGCTATATGTTAAGCTAAATTCAAATCATATTGCTAACTTAGATTTCAGTAAGTCGATTATGTGGAACGGTGTACTATTTAGATTGAACGAGGTTAGGGATTTCGATAATAATTTGACAACATCAACACAGATTGAAATAGTAAGAATAATTGAAGCCAATAATATAGCCGGAGATATTACTACACACACAGAAGTTGATGGATGGCTAAGGGATCAAGAAGATGGTATACTTTCACCAGGTGGAGTTGGAGAAGATACTGCGGTCATATGGGGCGGAATAGATGAAACATTGAGTAATAACAAATTAATAAAAGGATAAATATGTGCGACGAAAAGAAAAGAATGGTAATAAAGCAAGGTAGTGGAATTGCTACTATCCCAGTAAGTGCCGATCATCGAAACGGTGATTGGATTTCAACAGATATTTATCAAGGTGAATTGTATTTAGATACAGATACGGGATTGTTTTACACTAGAAATGGGAGTTTAATTGTTTCTAACGGTGCAACTACAAGTAAGGAGTTGAAATTTATTATCTCCCAAACATCTACAAATGC